CTAGGGTTGTGCCACCGCTTCCGGGTAGTCGTCCCATGTGCGGCCACGGAAGATGCGCCCGTTCGCCTTCTTGTGGCGCTTGACGCCGTCCGAACCCCAGCCACCCCACTGCTTGAAGAAGAATGCCGCGCCAGCGGCCTCGGCCTGCGCCTGCACGTTTGCCACCCACTCCTCGCGCATCGGTCGGGCCTTGTGACCTGACTCGCCGCCGACTATTACCCAGTGGATGTCGCGCAGGTTGATGCGGCCCAAGTCCTCCAGCAACGGCTCGACCGAGAGGAAGCGGATGTGCGCATCCACCTTGCGCAGATGGTCGATGCGCGGCACGCCGTACTTCTTGTCCTCCACCGAGACGCCCAGCCACACGTTCTGTGGGCAGGCCCGCCGCGCGAAATACTCCGGCAGGCGCTCTGCGCGCTTGGTGAGGATTTGGTAGGTGTGCTGCGGCGTGGCCTCGATGATCGAGAACACGCGGTCGAGGAACTTGTCCGGCACGGCCTCGTGGAACAGGTCGCTCATGCTGTTCACGAAGTACGTAGTCGGCTTCTTGCGCAACAACGGCTGCTCCAGCCGGTTCTCATGCACGGTGAGCTTGAACTCGTTTTCGTAGCCGGGCGCGCCCATCGCGTGCAACCGTCGCGCCATCACTTCGGCGTAACAGTGCTTGCACCCCGGAGAGACTTTGGTGCAGCCGGTGGTCGGATTCCAGGTCTGCTCCGTCCACTCGATGGTCGATTGCGTCGCCATACGGCCTCCTATGTCATTGCGGCGCAGCGTCCGTCGTGCGGGTCTGCGCATGTTCGGACGCGAAGGCGTCCACCAAGCGGGATAGCGCCGAGCGCACCTGTCCCAAGTCCGGATCGGCCAAGGTCACGCGCACCCGTTCGGCGAGCTGTTCCGCCGACGGAGCCGTTTCGCCTTCCGCCGTATGCACCAGACGCATACAGCGGTTGATGACGCTGATCGGCGGGCTGGCCTTGCCCCGTTCGTACTTGCTCACCATCGACTGATCGACCTCCAGCAGGTCGGCGAATTCCTTCTGGCTGCGCCCATTGCGCGCCGCCCGGATGAGTTCTTCAACGCTCTCGAAGGCCACGATCTTGTCATCCACAAAATGCACTTAAAGCCTATTTAACCATGAATATGCTTCTTGTGCCTAGCTTTTGCCGATCAGCTAGCCGTGGCTCGCAGGATCAGGGGCACTTCTGCTTCACGCCGGGCTACGAGGCCCGGCAACACGCGGCCGCCACCGTACACCCAGCGCCGCAGCTCCATCGCGGCAGCGGCCCAGTCCCGCTGGTTCACCCGCCGCCGCAGCGTCGAGGTCTGCAAGCGCCCGCCGCCGAGGTTGAATGTGAAGTCCACGATGGCCGCCAGCCGCCCTTCGGGTTCGGAGGCCAACACTGGGCAGTAGCGCAGCGTGGCGGCCAGCGCCGTACTCAGGTCACGTGCCAGATAGGCTTCCGCTTCCGTCTCGATGATCGGCGGGTGCTGGGCGTCGCAGAGGTGGCCGTAGCCAATCGTCCAGAACCCTGCCGGGCAGATGTACGGATGTGCACGACCCGGATCGGTCTTCGGCACGCGGTGAAACCCCTCGAAGCGCTTGGCCAGTTCGATGGCCGTTTTCGGCACTTCGATCACTGACGCACCCGGTCGAACACTCGTCCGAGGAACCAGAAATTCAGCACGCCGGCCCACAGCGCTTGGTCGGCCTCAGTCCAGGCGTGCAGGATGGCCGCACCCCATCCTGCGCCAGCGGTCACGGCGGCCGCGAACGCCGCCGTCTTGGCCGCGCAGTACAGCGCCATGAACCAGTAGGTGATGACGGGACGCACACTGCACGACAGCGCGTCAGCCCAGCGCACGCCGGTTTTCTCGCCCTGCGTGCGGACGGCTTCCCGCAACGTCTCGATGGCACCGACGTTCCACGCCGCGTCCGCGCTCGCGCCGATCTCCGCCATCCGCTGCGCGCCGCGCAGTTTCTCGAACTCCAGCGCCTTGTCCTGCATTGCCAGCTCGTGGCCGCGCTCGCCCTTGCGGTCGAGCCATTTCAGGATTTCCGGCGCGAGACGGAAGGCCCCGCCAAGGAGGCCACCGAGCAAGGTTTCGATCATTGCGAGCCTCCCATCAGCTTGAGCTTGATGGCGGCACCCACCAGCAGCGCGGCCAGGATGCCGGTCGTGACGACCTTGATGGTGGTCTGCCACGCAGTGCGCCGGGCATCGCGCCACGCATCCAGCAGATCGCGCAGTTCGCGGATGTCGCGGGCGGCGCTGCCGTTCTCCAAGCCTAGATGGGCGAGGCAACGCTCGGCTCCGCGTTGGGCGGCGCGGTCGAGCAGCTCGTCGAAGTCTTCGCGGCGCAAGAGCAGCATGTTCTCGACGAGCGCAGGCTGTTGGTGTTCGGGTTCGGTCATTGGCTTTCTCCAGAAATGCGAAACCCGCCTGATGCGTCGGCATCAAGGCGGGTCTCAGGGGTGAATTGGTGAAACGGCGGTGCTTTAGATTTCGATGATCTCCAGCGTCAGGCTGGGCGCGATGCCCTCGATGGCGTCGTCCCGGACGAACACCTTCTGGCCGACGGCCGCATTGCCGCGCGCCCGGATCAGGCCGCCACCGGGCAATGCGACGGTGACCACGCCAGATCCGACGTTGACCACCGTGCCCGCCTGCAACGGTGGGTCGGGAATGAGTTGGCGGAACTGTTCATAGAGGTTATGCATAGCCCTGCACCCCCAGCGTCTGCCAGACCTCCGGCATCCCGGCCTCGATCTGCGTCGAGCGCACGAGGCCCAGCCGCGTGACGCTGCCATCCTGGTACTCGACGAAGGCCCCGGGTTCGATGATCCCGGTCTCGGCGAGCACGGGCAGACGCAGGCTGACCTCGATCTGTTGGCCGGTATCGGCCAGCACGGCGATGCCACGCTGGCGCGCCGCAGCCGCCTCGGTGATGAGCGAGTCGACCACCATCGGGGCCAGCACATCTCCGGCAGTGCCCGCACGCGTGACCTGCCCGAGCACGCCGATGTCCTGCCCGGACACGAATACGCGGTTGTAGGCGGGCTTCTCAACCCAGCGCAGCGACTCACGGGCGACCGCATCGACAGGCAGCACGAAGTCGGGCGCGACAGTGCTCCAGTTCCACGGCGCAACCGGATACCGGTGGCGCACGCAGAAGCCCTGATCGGAGGGATGCGGGATCAGGTAGCCCCCGACCGCACTGGCGATGGCGGTTAGCGCCTCGATCCACGTTCCCTGCTGCGCGAACACCCCGGCCGGGACGTTCCAATCCGTGAGGCCCCAATCGACCGTCCAGCCCAGCGGGATGCCGTTGAGCGTGAGCACGTCGTCCATCAGCTGCCGCGCTGTGCGCGCCTCAGCGTTGCCGAAGGTCATCACCGGCGCATAGGGCGCGGCCAGCACGGCGTTGCGTCCACGACCGGAGATGCGGATGCTCGCGTCACCGAAGATGCGCTCGCGGCTGATGTTCTCGGCCAGCACGCGGAAGGCCGAGCCGTTGACGCTGGCGACCAGTTCGACCGGACCAGTGGCGCTGCCGGGTGCCACCAAGCTTTCCGCCTTGGCGGGCAGTTGCGCCTCGAAGCCCCACGTCCAAGACGCGGCGTCGAGCGACAGCGAGAGGTTGAACACCGGCACCGGCAGGCCATCGGGCAATCGGTGCAGGGTCACGTTGTTGATCACGAAATACACCCTCCGGACGGAAACGACCACGGGCTCTCCATCCGGAGGCGGCGGGTCGGCGTGGTTTTCACAGACGAACAGCAAGTGGCCGTCCGCTGAGGCCAATGCGGCGAACAGCAGATGCGCGCTCGGCGTGTAGCAAGGCTGCGGCGCGGGCGGCACGGGAACCACCCAAACGCTGATCCCCGGCGGTGGCGAAACCGCTTCCTGATACCGACCGCACCATCCTTTCGGCGCAGGGCGGGCGCTCTGGAAGTCGGTGCCTTGACGCTGAATGAGCAGCCGCGCGACTTGCCAGAAAGTGGCCCGACCGGCGCGCTTGGTGCGATCACCGTCCTGATGCCGAAAGCGCGTGGCGCCGCGCAAGCGCACGGCGTTCTGGAACGAGCCCTGTCGGGCCAGTTCGAGGTGAGTGCCACCCTGGTGGGCGAACCACGTCACGTCGTGCAGACGCGTGGCCTGCTGTTGGCCCGTGCGGCGTTGCTCCGGCGCGGCCGCCAAGACGGGAGGTAGTCGGTGCACGATGCCTTGTGGCGAAGCGAGCGTGCGCCGCCAGAGCGTCTCCCAGCCTGCGGGCGTCGCGGCCGCATCCTGCTGGACGTGATCCGCGCCGTCCTCCGTCTGCCGCGCCACCTGCCAGTGATGCGAGGTCTGGCCGACCGTGGGGCGCTGCGTGTGCGAGGCGTACCTGACTTCGCCGGTGAACACCACGCCGGGGAGGCTCGCGCCCGCGCCAGTCCCCACGTTCAATGGCACGCTCGGGCGCAAGACCAGCGACCGCACCGTCAGGCCCGGGAGTTCGGCCAGCAGCTCGGCGCGGGCCGGGGGAATGAACTTGATCGCAACGACCGGCAGCGGCAGCGTGGCCCGCACCGTCACATCGTCGCGCGGCGCGATGTAGTTAGCCCCGAACACCAAGTTGGCATCGGTGGCAGCGGGCTGGTCGAACAGCAATTCGATCAACGGTGGGCCAACCACTACGTCAGCAATGAGCACGGGCAACGCGGCGACCAAGGTCACCTCGTTGAGATCGACAGGCACGGCCTATCCCAGGATCGCCGACACCATCCGTGCATCTCCACCGAGATACAGATTGGTGCTGGCCAGCTTCACGTCGCCACTGCCATCGGTGCCGCTGCAGTCCAGATCCAGGGCGGTCACGTCGTTGCCGTTCACCAGCCGCGCCCAGGTGGCCACACCCGTGGCCGTGATCAGCCCGTCTTCCTGCTGCGTGAGCGTCAGTAGCCCGCCCGAGATCGTGCCTGCGGGCTTGGTCAGCTTGATCTCGACCAGCATCGCACTGGTCGGCGTCGTGGCAGGAGTGGCGGGCCGCGTCCCGCCGTAGATGCGCAGACGCGCCGGGGTGCTGCCCGCATCGAGGAACGCAAGAGTGCCCGCCAGCCGCGCCTCGTTGTGTTCGACAGTGATGGCAACGGTCATGGCATGGGCTCCGGGCGTAGGTTGTCCGCGATCACGGCGCGGTACATCTGCTTGTAGTCGTAGCTGACCACGGTGTATCTCTGGGCCGGGTCCAGCACTTCGAATCGGTAGTTGCCACCGGCGTCAGACCAGGTCTCGGCAACCAGGACACGGGTGTTCTCGCTGATGAGTTGCACCCGCCGCACCAGCGGTTGGTCGGGCTGCCCCTTCTCCTTCACCGTCCCGGCGATCACGCCGTGGCCGCTGAAGTGAATGTCCTTGCGCGCGCTGGGAATCGTGCGCAAGCGCCAGTCGTAGCCGCCATCCCGGTTCCACAACTCGCTCGATGGGCTGTTGCGGCGGATCAGGTCGACGTGGGCGTTGACGCCGATGTTGGCAGCGGGATCGGGCAACACCGAGGTCGAGCCACCGGCCAGCCGCACCAGCTCGTCGTCGGCGTTCACGCCCACGGTCGCGGGAAACGCGGGCAGACCGGAAGGCGTGTCGCCGACGATGGCGTGAACACGCGCCGTGCCCCCGTAGAGGAACACGCCCGGGATCAGCTTGCCCCGGTAGCTCGCATCGCCGACCTGGAACATCAGCACGCCGCCGGCCTTGAACTGGATCAGTCGCGCCCACGGCACGCCGTTGGCATCGAAGGCACCGACGATGACTTCGCAGCGCAGGATCATCCGCTGGCCAACGTTGAAGGTCGGAGCCACGTCGGACAGGCCGGCGATGGGCTTCGCGCCGTCATTGACGCCGCCCGTCACCGCCGCCCCGTCGCCGAAGCCGTTGTTCCAGCGCGAAACGCTCCACGCGCCATCCAGATGCGCGAACCGGTAGCCCTCGGCTCCGTTGCCGGTGGTCATCCACAGGCCGATGTGTTTGCGAGCACTCGGGTCGGTCAGGAACTCGACATCGACCTCGAACCAGAAGTCACCGTGCGCCGTCTCGTTGAAACGCAGGATCGACTGTCCATTGGGCGCCGAGATGTCGATGGCCTGCTGGGCGCCGTTGTAGCTGGCGGACATGCTGCCGAGCGCCGTGGTGTATCCGTTCGCCGGGGCCGTGGCGAAGGTGTCGGAGAGCGGGTAGGTCACGAATCACCTCCACGGCCCGGTGATGTCGAACGCGATCTGCGCCCCCTCGGTTTCCGAGCTGTACTGCGTCCTGACCAGCAGGAACTTCTTGCCCGCCAGTCCGACCACGTTGTCGACGATGGTCTGGTCGCTGTACGGGCGATCCTGGGGCATCCACAGCATTCCCGGCATCAGGCCGCGCATGTGGCCGTCCTCCTGCCGCACGTAGGTCGGCAGCAGCCACAGGCTGTAGTCCGCCCCGTTCGGAAACGGCATCGGGCCGCGCCCGCAGATCTGCTGGCCGTTGTTCGTGTTCAGCGACGTCGTCGCCCAGCGCACCGGATTGCCAAGCTGAGTGTGATTGCGCAGCAGCACCTTGCCAGTGAAGTCGAGCGAAGAGACCAGTCCGTAGCCGTTGTACTGACCCGGGTAGCTCTCATGCTGGTTGCTGTTGCTCCAGTAGATGTCCTCGGCGCACAGCACGGTGGCGTAGTTGTCGCCCGGCTTGAAGCTGATGAGGTCGCCGAAGCAGTAGCAACTGCGTCCGTACCAGTTGTATCCGGCCTGGTACGTGCAAAACAGGTAGAACAGCCGGTCGTCACCGATCAGAACCCAGTTGCGATTGCCACCGCCACCGTCGCCGGAGTTGTCATAGGCGTTTTGCCGGGCGTGGTACCACTTGTACCAGCCCCACTGATTGGCCTCGAACTGCTTCCAGTTCTGCGTGGGCTTGTTCGGATCGTAGGGAGCCTGCGCGCCGACGATGGTATCGATGTCCGACAGATCTTCGACGATGCCGACGTTGGCCCACTTCGCCCAGCTCGTGGTGTAGTTGGGCGTCTTGAGGCTGTCGTCGATCAGCAGAATGTTCTGCGGCGAAGCCGGGTTCTTGCTGCGGTACGCCGCCTTGTTCGAGCTGGCGAAGAGCTTCTCCCAGCCCAGCGGCGCGACCTTGGCGGAAAGGCTCGTCGCGGTCGTCGCGGGCGATACGGGCGTGCCGGTCACCGCATAGGTGAACGTGGTCGTGGTTGTCGCGATCACCCGGAACAGCCCGTTGTACTCGGGCTGATCAGCCCCGGCGATCAACACCACCTGATCACGCAGATAGGCGTGCCCGGAGGTGATGGTGGCGGTGGCAACGCCATTTGCGAAGGTCAGCGAGTCGATAGCCTTCAGGGCGAAGCCGTTGACGAGACAGGCATCGAGCATCGTCACCAGATCGCCCCAGTTGTTGGCGATCTGCGGCGCACCCACCATGCCGCTGCTGAAGTATTTGACGGTCAGATCGGTCATTGGAATTCCTGCGGAGAGGTTTCAGAAATCAGGATGTGTCCACCCACGCCATTCATGTGGCTTCAGGGCGTGTCGACATCCCCGCGAATCAGCAGCGTGAAGTTGTCGTCGGGCACGGACTCCGGCCCCTGCTGGACGGTGCGCACCACCCAGACCGGGAACTGCGCGCCGATGGTGTTGAAGCGCAGTACGTTGCCGGTGGCCCAGCCGTTGCCCCATCCGAGGGCAGGCAGATGGAAGTACGGCACGCCGGTCGCCGGGTTATTGGGGGCGCAGTCGGTGCTGGTGTTGCCGGTGGCGATCACGCCGACGTTCTCGCCGATGACATCGAACGAGGTGCTGTTGGTGAAGCGCACGATCCAGCGTTCGGTCAGCGCGCCCCGGTTCGTGACCAAGATCGGGTACTGCGTGTTGTTGAAGGTCGCGGTCGCCGAGCTGCCCGACAACGCGTCCGACCACGCGCCGCTCCAGGTCGCCTGATCGAACACCAGGCTGACGCGGGCGAACAGGTCGCCCGCTACCAGCGCGCTGGAGACGAAACTCCCGGACGCGGGATCACCGGGATTGGCGAGCGGGTACTCGTGGGTCAGCGGGCGCGTGAAGCTGATCTCGCCGTTGATCTGCACGTCGCGCACCACCGCCATGTCCTCGATGCGGTGCTCGACGGTCACGGGCTGGCTGTAGCCGGTCACGTTGGTGAAGGTGACGGTGCCCGCTTCCAAATCGGCGGTGTAGCCGGTGTGGATCACCAAGCCGTCATGGCCGACCACACGCACGCGCGACAGCCGAACCCGCGCACAGTCGATGGTCTGGCCGTTGCTGACCGGGGCGGTGATCTTGCCGGTGTGGCCGACGACGGCGAAGCCACCCGGACGGAAGATCGGCACTCGCCCATCGCTGGGCAGCCGCACGGGATCGATGCCGAGCAGATCGGCATCCAGCGGCAGGTAGCTGTAGGCCACCGCGCTGTAGCGCACACTGGAGGCAGCCACCGGTTCGGGCCGGAAGATCTTGCCGTCCGTGCCCACGCGGTCGGCGGCGTACCAGGGCTGGCTCTCGTTGCCGGCCGCCGTGACCATCGTGCCGAAGCGCACGCGCACAAGACCGCTCTCGTAGTCCACGCTGCCGCTGATGCCGGTCGCCTCGATCTTGCCGTCGATGCCCGCCGTCACGTTTTGCGTGCCGCCGACCGCGCGGGCGTATTGGATCGAGAGCGACCCCGGACGCAACGGAGCCGCGCCGGTGCGGAACACGAACTCGCTGGAGATGTTCTCGCCGACCGTGGTCACGCAACTGGCGCGGGTGATGGCGTTGGCTGTTCCCGCTGTCCACGACGTGAGGGTGACGTCGCCCGAGAGGTAGTTGATCGCGCCGCGCGTGACCCAGCCGCTGGGCGTGAATTCGCGCAACGTGCCCTGGCCGTTGTCGCCCCAGGGTTGCGCGCCGCTGATCGTCAGCAGCACCGTGCCGGTCACCACCTGCGCATTCACGCCCGGCACCAGCTTGAAGCTGGGCGCGAACTGGAAGGTCTCCGTGTGGTTGCTGGTGGAGCCCGCGCTGTTGTAGCGCAGCTTCACGTAGCCCGACTCGTCGTTCGGGTACAGCGACGGCGCGGTGACGTAGCTGATGCCACCGTAATTGAGACGCCAGCGCCCGGTGCCGGCGATGGCCGCGCCGAGGCTGTAGTTCGGGCGTGGAATCCGGATCGTCACGTCCGGGTTGAAGATCACTTCACCGGTCGCGTAGTTGACCGTGCCGATGCTCGCGCCGTTGAGGACGACGTTGCCGCCACCATCGTCGCGGGCGATCTGCGTCGGGTCGCGCCAGATCGAGATGGCAATCCCCATCTCCTGCAACTGCGCGAAGGTGTACGCGCCCAGCCCCGCCGTGTCGGTCAGCGTGTTCCACTCGACCTCCAGCGAACCCGGTTCGATGGCACCGAGCGTCGCCGTCACCGGCAACGTCCCCGCACCATTGCGGGATGGGTGCGCGAAGGCATCCTCCTGCTTGGGGCCCGCCACATAGCTCACGGTGAGCTGCGTGCCGACCGACGGCAGCACGTTGGGCGCGAAGTCGAGCCGGCTCTGCGCGACGCTCAGACTGCCGGTGGCCGCCCCGGACAGTACGCCCGAGGTGGCCGCCGTTGCCGTCTTGGTGCCGCCGTACTCCCAGGACACGGTCAGCGATCCGGGTTGCACCGCCGTCCCTGCGGGCGGGTTCAATGCGAGGCTCTGGGCGGCCATCAGGGTGGTGGATGGCTGCTGCGTTTCCTGCGTCGGGACGTTCCAGGACAGGACGAGCGAACTGCCCACGTCGGGCAAGGCCCCCAGCGTCACGACGAACGCGCCGGTGTTCCGGTTGAAGGTGCCCGCGCCGTAGCTGGCATCCAGCCCCTTGAGCGAGCCGTTTCCGCCATCGGACAGTACGTACCAGCGGCCCTGGGCCATGTAGCTGATCGACAGCGTGCCGGGCTGCGGCACCGGGTTGACCGTGCCGACGTAGGACTGACTGCGCGACTCCGGCGTGACCGCGATCTCCGAGCTTTGCGGCGCACGCAGAATCTGCGCGGCGGGCGTGTAGGTGACCGCCTTCGCGTTCGACATCGAGCCGGAGTTGAGGCTCAGGATGCCGTTGGCGTAATCAATGGTGCCCATCGTGCCGCTGGCGGTCTTGAGCAGGCCCGCGTCGTCGAAGATCGTGATGCCGTCCGTGACGATGGTCAGCGAGCCTGGCAGGCAGCCACCTGGCAGGTTGAACTTGGTGCTCGTCGTCCACGCGTGGCTGGCGGTGTAGCTGACCGGCACCGCGCCGGGCACCGGCAATCCGGCGGCCGCATAGGGTGGCACGAAGGAGATCGGCGTCTCGGTCTGGGCGCTGGGCACGAGCTGCGTGTAGATGGACGCGCCCTTGATCGTGAAATCACCGACGGACGCGCCTTGCGTCAGCGGCACCACGCCGACATAGGTGCCGGCATCGGCCACGACCGTGTCACGCACCTTCGTACTGTTGCTGGCGCGCGTGAAGGTGCGCGTAGCGGGTGAGCCGGTGAAGTCGTAGCGCAGCGCGTCGCTGATGTCGACCGTGACGATGCTGGCCTTGTAATCCTTGTCGCCGTCGTAGGTGAAGGTGCGCTCGACGACCGACACCGAGGTGGCACGGATGTACTGCTCCTTCTGCGTGCCCAATCCCTCGTTTTCGATCAAGACCAGCGTCTGGCCGACGTTGGGGATGGTGTCGGTGGTGCGCTGGAAGAGTTGGATGACGCGCTGGCCCGCGATGTGGTTCTCGAACAGGTAGCCCGCCCACTCGGGGCCCTTGTTGAGGTAGGCCTCGATGCGGACCTGTGCCTGCTCGCGGGTATCGAAGGTTTTCTCGGTGGAGAACAGCGTGACGCTGACGCGGGCATCCTGCGGCGGCTCGGCCACGATCACGTTGGCACCGAAGTAGGTGTCGGTGTCGTCGGTCTGCACCGAGACGAAGGTCTTGCGCAGGTTGACCCGACCGCCGGCACGATCCAGTTCGGAGATGTCGGGAAAGATGGCGTTGGAGACGCCATCGGCGATGGTGATGCCGGTGGGCGCGCCGCCTCCCTCGGGCACGTCCGCCATCACGGCGGACTTCAGCAGTTTCACGTCGCCGGATTGGATCGGCATCTTAGATCTCCAGGAATCGAAGGGTCAGGCGGTAGAAGTCGGTGTCGGCGCGGGCCGGGATGCCCAGCACGGGTTCGGCCTCGATGGCGGTTTCCGCGTGGCGGAAGGCGACCGTGAAGACACGGCCATCGGTGACAGCGAGTTCGAAGCGGCCTGTGGTGCCGCCCACCGGAATCGCCGCCCACCCGCGCAACTGCTCCACGGCGGCACGTGTCACCCAAGCCATATCGGGCGCGCCCACCAGGGTGATCGGGCGACCTGCCTGCCGGGTGGCCGACTGGATTAGCAAGGCCCCGGTGATCAGGTAGGACGCATTGGCGACCGCAGGCGACCACGCGTGTTCGTCGCTCCACAGCAAATCGTCGGGCAATGGCAGAGCCACCCCGGTGTCGAGGTTCTTCAGTTGCATCGGGAAACCTTGGGTTTAGGGATCAGGCAGAACAGCAGGAGCGCACGGTCAAGCCGTGCGGGCGCGGGCGGCGTCCAGCAGTTGCAGCAGCCGCGCTTCGTCGCGCGCATCGACGGTGGCGTTGACCGTCTGCTGTCCCGAGGACAGTTCCACGCGCACGGTGCGGGTGGGTGTGCCATCGGGCAACGATGGACGTGGCAGGCTACGGCTTGCGGGCTGTACCAGACCGCCCGAGGCGAAGCCCTGAATGCCTGCCAGCGCGCGCCCGGCCAGTGCCTGCGCCGGAGCGCTCAGGTTGTTGATGGCCTCGAAGAAGCCCGCGCCGTAGCGGGAGACGGCCTGCCGGTTCACGACGAATTCGCCGGGGGTGAGCATCGCCGGGACGGTGTCGGATTTCGCCAAGCCGCCGCGCCGGTAGAACTCGCCCTGGTTCTGCTCCATGTAGTCGATCAGCTCGCGCTCCAGGTCTTTGCCCCAGAGCAGCGGCTGGGCCATCGCCTGCCGCCACGTCTGCTTGATGCGTTCGAGGTTCTGGCGCTCGTTGCCGGTCAGCGTCTTGCGGCCGATGAAGTCTTCCAGCGTGCGCCGATCCTGCTGCGCCTGCTTGCCGTAGCTCTCCATCGTTTTCCAGCGCATGTCGAGGCTGACCGACGCACCGTAGTTCCACTCCAGCCAGCGCGTGTACTCGTCCATGCCCTGCAGGCCGAGGTCGATCATCTTCAATGCCTCGACCGCCTCGCGGTTGCGTTTCGGCGCGCTGGGCTTGCCGTCCGGATCGGTGCCGGTGGAGCCGGTGCTGCCCAATGAGGCGACGCGCCCGCCGACCGCGAAGTGGGCGACGCCATTGGCCAGACGCGCCAGCGCGCCGCTGCCGTACTTGCGCACCGCCGCCTTGCGGATGACGAACGCGCCGGCGTCCAGCGTGCGCGGAACGGTGTCGTGGTAGCCGGAGCCGGGAACCGTGCCGCCGGTCATCCGGGGAAAGGCAGGGGCCACCGCGCCGCCGTCGGCGAAGCGCCGCACGCCACCACCAACCAGACCGCCGGTGGCGTTGACCTCGACCTTCTGCACGTAAATCGTGTGCGTGCTCGAGGTGTTGGCACCGTTCAGGCTCATGATCTCGGCGCGGGCCGCATCGGCATTGGTGCTGACCACGTGCCTGGATTCGGTCTGGATGCGATCCAGTGCCTTGATCATCCCCTCGACGTTGGTGATCGCCGCCTGCGCCTTCTCGGTTGCCACCTTCAGTTCGAGCTGCGAGTTCTGGTCGGCGTAGGTCTTGAGCTTGGCCAGCGCGTCCTTCGCCTTGGACACATCTGCATCCACCGGCAGGGTCTTGCCTTCCTTGAGCAGTTGCTCGTACTGCTGCAGCTTCTTCTCGGCCTCCTGCAGATCGGCCTGGATCTTGAGCAGCACCTCCTTCTCGGCGAGCGCCTTGTCCAGATCGGCGATGGCCTTGTCGAAGCGCGCGGTGTCGGCGTCGATGGTGACCTTCAGGCCGTCCTTCAGCTTGGCGGTGATCTGGTCGATCTCGACTGAAGTCTGCGCGAGCGTGCGGCTGATCTCTTCCCGCGCCGAGAGTGCCGACTGCGCCGCCGTCTGGTGCGCCTTGGCCTCGGCGTCCAGCGCGCGGTTGAGGATTTCCTCTGAGTCGCGGATGCGCTGGATGGCCTGATTGACGCCGTCCTTGCCTTGCGCGATCTGCGCGTCGGCATCCTTGGCCTTCTGGGCCAGTTCGGTGCGCAACTGGTCGGCCTGACGCATCAGGGCCTCGGCCTGCGCATACTCCTGCTTGCGATAGGCCTCGCGCGACTGGGCCTCCAGTTGGGTGACCTGCGACACCGCCTGTTCGGACTGCTTGCGGGCGTCTTCCCCGCGCTTGGCCTCGCTGGTCTGGCTGCTCGCAACCTGCGCGGCCAGATCCATCGCCTTCTGTGCCAGTTGCCGAGCCTGCTCGAACTCGCCATTGGCCAGCGCCTCGCGCGCCTTCTCCTGGTACTCGGCAACCTGGCGCTTGCGATCCTCGGTCGCCTCGAACTCGGTCATACCCTGACGGCGGATGTCGCGGATGCGCTCTTCCGTCGTCATCGAGAGCTGGCGCTTCTCCTCCTCGATGCGCTTGATCTCGGCCAGATGCCGGTTGGCCTCGGCATTGAGCGCGTCGATGTGCTGGCGGTACTCGGACAGCGCCTGCATCATCGTCTGGCGCTTGGTGGCCAGGATTTCGTTCTCGACACGGGTGACGTTGGCCGCGCGTTCGGCCTCGGTCTGCCCGTCGCGGCGCGCCGCTTCGATCTTGGCCCGGGACTCGTCGTCGATCAGCTTCAGCGCGTCGGCGGTGGCTTGGCGTCGCAGCGTGGTCTGCTGCGTCAGCGCATCGGTCAGCAGTTGCGTCGACTTGGTGATCAGCGCCGCTTCGGACTGCTTGGAGAGTTCCAGCGCGCTCTTCTCCTGCTCGTAGCGCGCCTTCACGGCATCGACCTGCCGCTGCAGACTGGCCTCGACGATGGCGGTCAGGCCCTTGTAGGCCTCGGCCATCTTCGCGGTCGCGTCGTTGACGGTCTGATTGGCCTTGCCGACGGCCTGCTCCACCTCGCCGAGGCGGGACTTCAGTTTCTCCAGCGCCGCGTGCACCGCTTCGATTCCGCGTCCGACCGCTTCCTGCGTGCCTTGGCGCACGGCTTCGAGCCGCTTGGCGATCTCCTCGGCGGCGGTCGCGGCGGTGTTCATCGCGCCCTTGGCGGCATCGGCCCCCTTGGAGGCGTCGGCGTACATCTCGGCGAAGATGCGGTTCATTTCGACGAGGCGGGCCTGATGCCGCTTGGCGGCCTCGGCGATGGTGTCGGAGGTGAAGATGGCGGCGAACACTTCCCAGTGGAAGCGAAGCTGCTCGATGCCCTTCATCAGCACTTCGACCATGAAGATGCCGGCCTTGCGGACGATCTCGAACTTCTCCGACAGCCATGTCCCGATCTCCCAGCCGACCAGGAAGGCCCCCAGCACGGCAAACGCCGTCTTGAGCACGCCCACGCTGGCCATGGCCGCCGACACCGACAGATTCGCGGTCGCCCACGCGGCCGAGGTGGCGCTGGCTGCTGCGACGGCTGCCGCCCCGGCGGTCTGCCAAGCAGTGATCAGCGCCGGGATGAGGCGGTAGATCAACACCGCCAGCCCCACCTCGGCGATGCGCTTCAACCACTGCATCACCGTGTCGAGGTTCTGCGCCAGCCACGTCAAGGCTTCGGCCAGCTTCTTGGTGAAGCCGGTCGATTCGTCGAGCTTGTTGATCCACTGCCCGAAGGCGTTCTTCAGGCGCTCGAACGATTGGCTGACGGTCTGCGGCAGTTGGGCGTACTCGCTGGCCAGCTTGTCCTTCTGCGAGAGCAAGGCGTTCACCACCACGTCGGCGGTGAGCCGTCCTTCCTCGGCCAGTTTGCGCAGCCGACCGATGGGCACGTTCAGGCCGTCCGCCAATGCCTGCGCCAGACGCGGACTGTTCTCGACGACGGAGTTGAATTCCTCGCCGCGCAGCACGCCGGAGGCGAGCGCCTGCCCGAACTGCAGCAAGGCGGAACGCGACTCCTCTGCGGACGCTCCCGACAGGCGCAGCGCCTGCGAGATGCTCTCGGTGATCGTGAGCGCGTCCTTCTGCTCGCCGCCCAGCATCCGTACCGCCTGCTGCAACTTGCCGTACAGCGTGGCGGTTTCCTGGATCGGCACGCCGATGCGCTGGGCGATGTCGAACAGCTCCTTCTGCGCGACCGCGTACTCGCGCTGCCCGGCGGTCGCCAGCTTCAGGCGTGCGGACATCATGTTCCAGGCGTCGGCGATCTGGACGATCTCCTGCACCTTGCCCGCCGCCCAGTTGATCGACAGGAAGGCCAGCAACTGCGTCTTGGCCGTCGCCACCTGATCGCCGAAGGCCGACATCCCGGCTTTGACCTCGGCCATGCCGGCGGCCGCCTTCTCCCCGGCGCTCTTGGCGGTGCTTGAGAGCTCGCCGAGGCTGCGCTCGGCGGACGTGATGGCGCGCTTGAGCCCGTCGTCGGCCCCTTCGAGCGCGACGAGGACGGAGATTCGGTTCGCCATGGCTCAGTCCACCGTCCGGATCTGCTTCTCAACTGCAGCCGACAGGCGCGGGATGCGGCCCGCGACCAGACGCTCGACATCGAGGCGCTTACGGAGCACGACCTTGGGCACCAGCACGGCAATCGGGATGTCCGCGCCGCGCTTGAGGCGCTTGATGCCCTCGGCCTTGCGATAACGGCGCTTGAAGCCCGCCAGTGGCCGGTCGTGTTCCTTGATGTTCTCGGCCATCAGGACGATGTTCCCCCTTGCGTTCTTGATGAAATAGGCATTGCCGCCGCGCATCAGCTCGGCGATCTGGGCCTTGAAGCGTTTCCTGCCGACCCGCCCGTGCAGCGGGATCAGCATCCGACCGGCGATCAGGCCGCCGCGCTCGTGCATCCCCGACCATGGAATCCGCGAGCCCACGTACAGCGCGGGCAGGCGGTTCGGGTCCTTGTCCAGCACCTTGGCGGTGAAGCCCTTGAGGAAGGATTTCTTGACCACCGCCATCTGGCCCGCGACGTGGCCGCGAACGTCCTGCTTGAGCTCGGTCGCCTCGCTGGCAATCGCCCGCGCCACCGCCTTCTTGACCTTGTCGCGGAACTCGCCGCCCCAGCGGCGCAGTTGCGCTTGGGCTGCTGCGCTATCGATGCGGACGGAGATGCGCATGGTCAGTGGCCCGATGGGTGAGCTGGTCGAGGGTCTGGTCGAGATGGCGGGCATCGCCGCGCGTGCCAATGGCGACGAGCGACAGCAGCCGCGCATCGCGGGCAGCGTCGGTACGTGCCGTGGCGGCGACGAAGCCGCGCACCTGCGCCAGGGTGTAGTCGAGGATGTCGGGCAGGCGGTGCCCGTGTTCGATCAGGTGCTGGACGGTGTCGAACCAGCAGCCGTCACGGGCGGCAGCTTCGCCGCCGCGAACAGACCGTCGAGCTTCGGGATCACCGTCCGGGCGAAAAAATCGGCGTTCACCTCGATCACCTTGGCCGCCAGCAGGATCGCTTCGTCGGCGGCCAGTTCATCGACCCACGCGCGGGGCTTGCCGACCGCGATGGCGATGGCCGACAGCAGATCGTCGCCACGTTCGCCAAACAGCGCCAGCCAGTCGATCTCGCTGGCGGTGAGCTGCTGCATCACCGGCGAAATCGCGCGCAGGAAGGCGGGCATCTGCCCGACCTTCAGCGGCTTGATGGCCAGCGGTTCGCCGTCGATCACCAGTTCGATGCTTTGCGGAATCAGCGCTTCCAGGTCACTCATGGCGGCTCCCATCAGAGTTGCACGATGCGGCCGAACTGGCCGAGCACCGCGTCATAGGGCTTCGTGGTGTCGGCCAGCAGCGACCCTTCCAGTTCGAACTTGTTGTACTCGTCCGAGATGAAGGAGATTTCCTTCAGCGGATCGAAGGCCACGCGGTAGAGCTCGACCAGCACCTTGGCGTTGCCCTGCGCGGTGTTGATGCCTTCCAGCCGCAGGTAACGCTCGGGCAGCGCCTGCGTGAAGATGCCGATCTCGGTGGCCACACCGTAGGCATAGCTGGCCTTGAACGGCGCTGTGAAGCCGGTGGTATCCAGAAACTGGAGGGCACCGAAGTCGGTGTCGGCGGTGTAGTTCGTGCCCAGGGCCAGGGTGGCAGGCGTGCCCGCCGAATCGACCACGACGAGGGACGACACCTTCGGGTGGGCCAGGAAGTAGCGGTCGCCCGGGGTCGGTGTCGCACCGCCCAACGGTTCGCCAGTGACCGTGCCCGGCGTGCCGACGACGTGGTTGCCGTAGAGGGCCAGCGCGAGGTTTTCCTTGGTGAATTCCTCGATGGTGAGGTTCACGGTGGCCGACTTCTGCTTGACCATCCGGTGATCCAGCGAGCGCTGGCCGGTCTGGCTTTCGTAGTGCTCCAGCACATCGGTCTTGAGGGAGAGCTTCAGCTCGGCGACGTTGCCGGGCGAGCGCACTTCGATGGGAAGGCCGTCGGTGTCGCGTTTGCCGAGGAAGACGCGCCCTTGAAAACTGGCGTAGGTGCTCATTGCTTGGGTTCCTTGCGTTGAATGGGAGGAAGGTCGGTTTCAGTCCGGGCAGGCTTGGGTTCCCGCGTGGCGATGTCGTGCGCCAGCAGCCATTCGGCGGTGTCGGCGTCGACCTCGATGCGGTCACGGGGCCCGTAGGACTTGCCAGCGTGGGTGTGCGGGCGGGTCAGAACGAGTCGGGTCATGGGTGGTCATCCAGGGGTTGAGAGGTCATTGGCCAGCGTCCGGTACGTGATGCGGTAGCGCGCCGGGAGCGCCACGGCCACCGCGTCGGCGTCCTCCACCTCCCACTCGCATTCCTGCTCGCGGATGCTTAAGCACAGCCCGCCGAGATTCCCGTCCGCCATCAAGGCGGCGTGGGCGGCGGTGAGCAGCCGGTCGGCTTCGGTTTCCGGGACGGCGGGCGGAACGGCGCGGGCCAGCGCCACGACGCGGACGGTGAGTTCGCGGGTGACGCGGTCGTTGGCGCGTTCGGTGATGGACTCCGACTCGGGGAACAGCGCCAGCGCCGGGCACTGCTCCCGGCTGATGGCCACCGTGGGCGAGCGGTGCAGCGTTGCCCCGAGAGATTCCGCGTGTGGACGGACAGCCGCCAGCGCCGCGAGCAGGATCTGTTCGCGGATCGAGTTGCCAGCCATCGCGCTACATCCGGGTGAGATGGGCGCGCATCTCGGTGCCGTCGCCCACGGCCCGGATGTCACGCACCAGGAAGGTCACGCCATCGATCTCGACCGGCTCGCGCTGTGCGAGCCCAACGAAGATGGACGCGGGATAGGTCATCACGTACTCGGTGCTCAGCGTCAGGCCGTCGAGCACCGTGTCGTCCGGCGCGGCGAAGCCAACCGGGTGGCTCTGCGGCGGCGAGCCGTCCGAAGGACGCCACTGGCAGTCCTTCAGGAGCCCGGCGTTGGCGGCCGACGCGTAGATCTGCTCGACGATGCCCATCACGCCACCGTCAACTTCACCAGCACGCCGGGGCGGTGGCACATCGGCAGCGGGTTGGACTGCGTGTGCAGATCGGTACCACGGTCGAACTTGCGCGGCTCCTGCCTGGCGTACAGCGGCTGGCCGACCGTGTTCACGGTCTCGTTGAAGTCCGCCGGCGCGAAGTAGGTGCCGAAGGTATCGATGGTGCCCAGAGGGAAGGCATGGGCCTCACCAGCGGCGATGAAGCGGCGCGCGGTGCCGTTGGCATCGGTGGCCTGACCCCGGTACTCCTCGAATGTGATGCCGCCGTAGGTGAAGCCGCGCCGCACGTCGTTGATGAGGATGGCGCCGTTCTGCCAGTTCTCGAAGGCCTTCTCGACCTTGGCGTGGCCGGTGAGCGCGGCGAAGAACTCCGGCGAGCACAGACAATGGACGCCGTTCATGAACTCGCCCTTGAGGTTCTCCTCGATGGTCGCCAGCACGGTGCCGCACTTGGCCTTGACGTTGGTGCCCGCCGTGCCCAGCTCGAAAGCCACCGTCTGCTGCGCGATCTCGAAGGCGTCGAACAGGTCGTAGAGCACCGAGCCGTCCGCATCGAGGATCACGCCCTTGAGCGCGCCGACACGCAGGTGCTCCAGCGTGATCGCATGCTTGTTGCGCATCGTCTCCAAATGGCGTGCGACCACGCCCGCGACCGTCTCGGTTTCCGTTTCCGAACCGAAGGCGCGGATGCCTTGCACTTCCTCGGGCAGCACCACGTCGTCGTGCGGGATGTGCGGCACGACGAAGGAGCGCAGCTTGCGCTTGCCACGCACGCCGACCGTACCGGGCGAGCCCGGCGGCAGCGTGGGCAGCAGGTTGAGCACGCCGTTCATTTCCTCGACGACGATCTGGCGCTGACGCACCGGCTTGGGCGGCATCAGGTTCAGTTCTTCCAGACGCCCGTAGCGATTGGGCAGGATGTTGATGGCAGCGGTCAGCGCGGCCATCGAGAACGCGGGATTGCTGAAGGGGTTGTTCATGGTCAGGCTCCTTGACGGACGAGCACGCCCAGCGCCTTGAGCTGCGCAATCGCGGTGAGTTGTTCGGCGGTGGTGATGGCGTCGGGCCACGCAAGTGCGTGGTTGGCGACGATGGCGTGGCGCGCGACGACGAGGCCGTCATCACGGTCGATCAATGCCGCGTCGCAGGCTTGCAGCAGCACGCCTGCGGCGACCTGCGTGCCGTCCTCGGCGGATGGATCGAGCTGCTTGTACTTGCCGGTGGCGGTGACGATGCCGACGACGGTGCCCAGCGACAGGTTCTGACCGGAAGCGACCGTGACGCGGTCGCGCGAGTAGAGGTTCGGCGCTTCGTACTTGAGCAGGTCACCCAGATTCAGCGGTTCGGCGAGAACGGACATTTCAGATCTCCTTCTTGAAGGCGGTGGACTGCGCCGCGAGCTGCTTGGCCGCGTCGATCAGCGGATTGCTGGCCGCAGGACGCGCGGCGTCGGGCGCGATGCGGCTGACGATTTCGGGGCTGGCCTCGGCCTGCGCCGCGAGCAGTCGGCCGCGTACCGTGGCAGGTGCAGTGTTGGTTTCGAGGAAGCCCGCGATCAGGTCGGCGCGACCGGCGAGCGTGCAGGTCTGCGCGATCTCGATGGCGTCGGCCACACTCAACGTGGTGGCGGCGGACGGTTGAGGAGGACTGCCAGCAGGATCAGCAACAGGCCGATCAAGAGCAGCGGGGTCGGATCGTTCATTCATGGATGACTCCATCTGGTGGTTACGAAGAAAGCCCGCTTGGCTGGCCGGAGCCACCTGAGTCGGGAGTGGGGAAAGCGATTGCGTGAGCTGGGCGAGCGCGTCGTCGAAACCGCCGACCGCATCGGCCAGTCCGGTGGCGACGGCATTCGGGCCGAAGAACAGGCCGGCTTCGGTGGCGCGCACGACGTCCGCGTCGAGGCCGCGATGGCGCGCGACGGTCTCGACGAACAGCTCGTAGACGCGATCCACCTCGGCCTTGAGCACCGCGTGCGCGGCGTCGGAGATCGGCTCGTGCGGGTTGAGGTCGTTCTTGCGTTCGCCCGCGAACACGGCGGTGTAGCGAACGCCGTCCTTCGCGTCCTTCGCCGACTGATCGACGTGCATGGCGATGACGCCAATCGAGCCGACGCCGCCGGTGCGCGCGACGAACACGCGTGTGGCGGCGGACGCCAGCGCGTAGGCCGCCGAGAACGCCATGTCGTTGGCCACGGCCCAGACCGGCTTCGCCTGCGCCGCCGCCCGGATGCGGTCGGCCAGATCAAACACGCCACCTGATTCACCGCCGGGCGAATCGACGTCGAGCAGGATGGCCGCGACCTCGGGGCTGGCGAGCGCGGCGTCCAGTTGCGCGGCGATGCCGGTATAGCTGGCGAGGCCTGATTCGGCCTCGAGACCAGAGGTGCGGCGCACCAGCGTGCCGTGGATCGGGATGACGGCGACCTTGCCGCTGGCGGGCGTCGGCGCGCGCGTCACCGGCGTGTAGCCCACGGGTGCGGCGAGATCGGTGAGGCCGATGCGCGCGCCGAGCACGGAGAGGATGACGTCGAGTTTCGGGCGATGGATCGCCAGCGGCACGCCAAACAGGCGCGCCGCCAGATGAGGCAGCACGGTCATGGGAATCCTTCTGGAAGAACGGTCAGGCGATGGAATCGCCGCTGGTGGCGTCGGGCGTGACGGCGTTGCGGTTGGGTTCCGCCCCATCACGCACATTCGCGCCGTCCTTCGACGTATGGCGAGGGTCGGAATCGAAGATCAGGCCGAGGTCGTCGGCGCGCTGGTTGTCGGCGGCGATCTCGCGGTCGACGTCTTCGGCGTCGTAGCCGTTGGCCGAGATGGCTTCCGAGCGGCTCATCAAGCCCGCGCGGATCGCCATCAGCATGGCCTTGTATTCCTTCTCCGGATCGACCCACTGCCAGCCTTGCGGAATCCACTTCACCGCGAGGCACTGGCGGCGGCGCGTGGGCCCGCCGCGCGCGAAACCCGGTGCATCGAGCGCGCCCGCGAGCACGGCCTGCTTCATCCACGCGGCCCACACCGGACGACACATCTGATGCACCAGCACCGAGTGCTGCACCATCTCGCAGCGGCGGCGGAACTCCAGCAGCCCGGCCCGGATGGACGAGTAGTTCACGCCCGTCAGGTCGCCGGTCAGTTGCTCGTAGGTGATGCCGATGGCGGCGGCGACCGCGCGGAACTGCGTGCGCAGGAACTCGGAATACGAACTGCCCACGTCGGCCGGATCGGAGAACTTGATGTCCTCGCCCGGCTCCAGGATCTGCAAGGTGCCCGGTTCCAGTCCGGCGAGCGCGATGCCGTCGCCGTTGGCCGCGCCTTCGCCCATCAGGTTGTCTTCGGGGTTCTGGCGCGTGACGAAGCCCGCGAACATCGCGGCCGTTTTCTTGCGCACCAGCTCGGCGTCGTCGTACTGGTCGAGTTCGTTGAGCTTGACCAGCGCCCGCGACAGCCACGGCTCGCCGCGAATCTGGCCGGGGCGCAGCACGCGGTACAGGTGGATGACTTCGCGCGCATCCACGCGCACGGTCTCCATGCCGCCCTGGCCCGACATCGGCGCGAGCCGCCCGTCCTCCGGATGCGAGCGGTACAGGTGGTAGGCGACGCGCCGACCCAGCGCATCGAACTCGATGCCCGAGCGCACGACGTTGCCAGACGGCAGGTCTGTGTTGAGGTGGATCGGCAGGTGCTCGGACTCCAGCAGTTGAAGCTGCAAGGGCACGGCCAAGCCGTCCTCGACACGGCGCGGACGCAGCCGGATCAGGCATTCGCCGCCTTCGAGCATCGAGCGGCAGGCCAAGGCTTGCAGGCCGTAGAAATCGGTCTGGCCCGCCGCGTCGGCTTCCTCCGTCCAATCGCGCCACAGCGCCTGCACGTCGGCCTTGAAGTGCTCGTCATCCGACAGGCTCTGCGGCTTGATGCCGGTGCCGACGGCGTTGGCGACGAAGGCGTCGAGCGCGGCCTGCGCCCACGCATTGCGACGCACGAGGTCGCGGCTCTTGATGCGCAGGTCGGTGTGGGTGGCCAGCATCGCGGCCACCGCGCCCGGATTGCCGGGCATCCACGCCAGCGAACGTCGGCCCCGGCCTGCGGCTTCGTGGACTGGCGACTGGCCGAACAGGCGGCGCACGGTTTGGGCGAACCACGCCATGTCAGAACCCCTTGCCCGTGGTGATGCGGATCTGGCGCGGCGCGCCCGGCCACAGTCCGCTGGCGGCGGCTTGCTCCAGCAGGCCGCGCTTGACCTCGCGGATCGCGTCCTTCAGTTCCTCGACCGAGCGGTACTCCACGGTCTTGTCGCCGAAGCTCACGCGCTTCTCGCCCTTGGCGAGCGCGGTTTCCAGCGCCTGGAGTTGGACTTCTGTGTAGGCCATCAGCGGTACACCACGAGGTTGATTTCGGAGGAGTCGTCGAACGACGCAGCGGTCGTCGCGCAGGAGAGGTCGACGTACTGGGCCGTCTTGAGGTCGGAGCTGGCGCGCACGATGGCCACGCGCTGCTGACCGCTGTTGGTGCTGCTGCGCGCGAGCGCCGTCCAGCAGTAGTTCGCATCCGGCATTGGCACCGCGAAATGCACGCGGTACCGGCCCGCCGCCGTGCGCACGACACTGGCCACGTTGCGTGCGCTGCCGATCACGACCTGACCGCCCACGTAGCCGAAGCTCACCCACACCCGGGCGACGCCCGGATGCGTGGCGTCGATCTTGGTTTTCACCTCGAAGCCGATGCGCGCGGCCAGCGCGGCGATGCTGGACGCCAGACTCATCAGGCCAGCGCCCCGTCGAAGATCACGACGAAGTCGGTGTCGGTGTTGCCGACATCGGCGGCAGCGACTGCGCCGATGTTGGTGCGGGCCTGCAGCTGCTCGGCCACAGTGAGGGTCTGCGCCGCGTCGAAGCGCACGCGCAGATTGACTGCGGCCAGGAGCGCGTCCAGTCCGCTCGTGCCGTTCTGCAGCAGCTGCTGGATCTCGACCAGGGTGTCGTAGGCGGCGTCCGCTCCACCCAAGATGTCGGCCTTGAGCGCATCGAGCAGCGACACGATCTTGTTCGACGAGTAGGTGGTAGAGGTTCCGATCTGGTTGTCGTCGATGGCCGTCGCGGACAGCACCGCCGCCTTCAACTCGTTGATCGCCGCGACCAGACTCGATTTGTCGGTGGTGGACAGGCTGGCGAGATTGCCTGCCGTCGCCCGGACGTCGTTGAACTCCTGGGCGACCCGGATGACCAGGCTCTCGATGCGGGTGGCAAGACTCATGAAAACTCCTCGATGTGTCAGGACAGCCAGCGGCTCTTGATGACCCGCCGACGTGATGGGGTTGCAGAAACAGCGAGGCCACCGCGTTGGGTGGCCTCGTCTGGGTCGAAGGTTTGAATCGGGGGCGGCTCATCCGGTGGCCGCTCCATCCCGAGTTGGCGCTCCAATTCCCGCCAGTGGCGTTCCTCGAAGCGATCCAGTCCCGCCGCCGCTGCTGCGGCGCGGGCGTAGACGTAGCAGTCGAGCGCCTCGTTGCGCTCGCGCATCTTTTGCCACTCGCGCACAGGGAAACCGTTGCGGTCGCGGCGGGTGATCAGTTGCTCGGCACAGAGCTGCTGGATGAACTCGGCGTCGATCTTGGGCAAGTGGACGAACCCCGTCGGGTAGACCGTGGTCACGTCGTCCTCGCTGACATCCGCGCTCTTGCGCAGGTTGTTGTAGAACTCCAGCTTGGCGATGCCGACCGCCACCGTGAACACCTTGATGCCCCGGCGCAGCTTCTTGCCGCCCTGCGAGACATCGATGGCCGTTGGTGTGCCGATCAGCGCTGCGCCACGCGGCACGCCCTTGACCGCCATCACGCGGGGATCGCGGCAGGCCCGCACGAACGCGTAGGCCTCCTGCGTCGCAAAGCCCGTGTCCAGCGCCAATCGGGCCAACGGCATCGCCGCGCCCGACGCGTGCGTCCAGTTCTCGGCGATCAACTCGCCGAGGCGCTTCCACACCGCGTCGCGGGCGGTATCGCCCATCAGCACGCGATGTTCGACGAGCCACGCTTCCTTGCCGCGACCGAAGGCCCAGATGGATGCTTCGATGCGATCCTTCTGCACGTCCGCGCCGCCGACCAGCAGCAGGCCGCCCAGCGGCACGCTGCCGACGCGGTAATCCTCGCGGCGTTCGACCAGTCGTTGCCAATCGGGTGCTTCGCCTTCCTCGACCCAGGTATCACCCAGTTCGGTGTTCTTGAAGGTCTTGATCGCCGCCGCCGAGCCGGATTCCTTGCTGACGGCGGCTTCCCACGCGGCGGCGATGTCGCACCACGCGCGCCAGCCGACCGGGCTGTAGAGCGAGGAGAGATGAAATCCCGTGGTCTTGCCCGTGCCTTCGGCCATCGCGCGCCACTCGCCGTGTTCGAGCATCCACGTCTTATGGTGCTCGGCAATCGCGGTGTCGCAGGACTCACAGATGTAGGCCGCCGTCTCCGGCGCGCCCTTGTCCCAGCGCAACTGTTCGAAGCGCAGCCATTGCCGGTGCGAGCAATGCGGGCACGGCACGAAGTAGCGACGCTGGTCGCTGGCTTCGTACTCACGCTCGATGGCCGACGCGCCCGAGATCGTCGGCGTCGAGACGATGAAGATCTTGCGCCGCGCGAAGGTGCGCGTGCGCGCCTCCGCCAGCGAAATCGCGTCGCCTTCGCCCTCGACGTCCAGCGGGTAGCCGTCCACCTCGTCGAGGAACAGATACCGCACCGGCATCGAGCGCAGGCCCACGGCGCTGTTCGCGCCCGTCATCACCAGCACGCCGCCGCGAAACTCCTTCGCCAGAATCGTGTTGCCCGAATCACGCGAGCGTGCCGGAGCGATCAATTCGGCCAGCGCGGGTGATTCCTCGATCAACGGGTCGATCCGCTGCTTGGAGTTGCGCTTGGCCATCTCCACCGTCGGCCACACGGCCATCATCGGCCCCGGCGCGTGATGAATCACGTAGCCGATCCAGTTCGATCCCATTTCGGTCGCGCCGAGCTGGGCGGCCTTCATGAACACCACGCGCTCGACCGGCGAGGTCGGCGACAGGCAATCCATGATGGCCTTCAGGTATGGCGTGCGGCTGGTGCGCCAGCGGCCCGGCTCGGCGGACGCCTTGCTGGAAAGCATCCGGTGCCGATCCGACCATTCCGACACGGTGAGCAGCGGATCGGGCGTCAAGCCTTCGCGCCACGCACGTTCGATTTCGGCAGCACCTTCGTAGTCGACGTCCATCAGTTCCCGATCAGTCCACGCGCGGGCGCAGATCGCCCAATTCCTGCAAGTGCTCGCGCACGGCGGCTTCCAGCGCGACGTGCATCGTGTGCGGATCGACCGCCAGCCGCGCCGCCATCTGCGCCGAGATACGCGCGGGCCAGTTCAGCCACGCATCGCGCTCGGCGCGCGCCAGCTTGAAGACGTGGGCGATGGCCTGGTTGCGGTCGACCAGCTCGCCCTTGAGGCGGGCCAGCCGCACCTTGTTCGTCTGGGCCTTGACCACCTCGTTGACAGTGCGCGCTTGCAGCAGCGACGCACCGCCGGTGGGCAAGGCGGCCTGACCGTCGCCCACAGGCGCGACGGTGGCGGTTTCCGGCGGCACCGCAGCCTTAACGGCGCGAGCGCGCGTGCCGGTGCGTGGCGCTTCTGTGTTGCGCGCCCACTCGGCGTCGGCGCGCTGCGGGTCAAGGGTTCCGTCCGCTTTTGGCGTGATGCGCCCGGCTGCGATGGCCTTGCGCACCGCCGCGTCGGAAACGCCACGGTGACGCGCGTAGGCGCGAATCGAGATTCCCATCGGCACCTTCAATCATGTGTTCGTCCTTCGTCGAGAAAGAGCTTGGCTTCCATCGGGAACAGCGCGTTCATCACGTCACGCCATCAATCACGTCGAAAGGACAAACGATGAACAACCCAGCCCCCGACACCCTTGCAGTCAAGCTCGCCGAAGCCGCCATGACGGTCTTGGTGCGCGCCTGCCGCAACGAGGTGGCTACCGCCAGCAATGCCGAACTCGAAGCCGCATGCGCTTCGATGCGCGCACGAGCCAAGGCGGTAATCGATCAACTCCTGGATGACGCTCGGGACGCGCCCTGGATCGCGGAAACCGCGTTCCATGCCGCAGCCCTTGAACTGGCCGAAGCGGGCATCTCGTCGCTCCGCAGGCGTTGAAGCACAAAGAGCTTGGCTTCACCGGCGAACAGCGCGTTCATCACGATCCCAATCAACCACTGCAAAGGAACTGACCATGAGCACCATCCAACTGACCCCGGCCCAACACGCCATCCTCGCCAAGGCCATCCACTCCAGCGACGGCAAGCTCGATTGGTTCCCCGACAACGTCAAAGGCGGCGCGCGCAAGAAAGTGCTGGAGAGCATGTTCAACCGCGCCCTCATCACGCCCGACGGCGAGGGCTGGCGCATTGCCGCCGAGGGTTACGACGCGCTGGGCATGCCGCGCCCCGGCGTCCAGCAGCCGACGCCCGAGTTCGATGCCGAACTGGAGCAGGACGTCGCTGCCGCCGAAGCCACGTGGAAGCAGGAGGCCAAGGCCACGCCGCGCACCCGCGAGAACAGCAAGCAGGCCGAGGTCATCCGGATGCTCAAGCGCACCGAGGGCGCGACCATCCGCCAGATTTGCGAAGCCACCGGCTGGCAGGCGCACACGGTGCGCGGCACCTTCGCCGGAGCCTTCAAGAAGAAGCTGGGCCTGACCATCACCTCGGACAAAGAACAGGGCGGCGAGCGCGTGTATCGGATTGCGTGATCAGCGCCGGGGTGCCGGCCCTGCCTGCACCCCGGAAAAATCCATCGCCACCACCCTTGAAACGCTTGGCTTCCCAGGCGAACAGCGCGTTCATGCTGGTGTCGTGATTGACCCATCCCAAGGAGAACAGCCATGAGCACCATGACCATCACCCTCGAACGCACCCCTCGCACTCTCCAAATCGGCGACAACGCCATCGAGGTCGCGGAGTTGAGCATCCGCCTGCCGTTCGCGCGCAAGCCTGCCGATCTTGGCGAAGTCGGCGGCCAGGGGCAGACCAAGATCTACATCACCGAGACCAAGGAACTGACCCCGGCCGAGTTCGACGCCTTTGCCAGCAGCCTGTTGGTATCGCGCGATTGGCTACGCGGCAAAGGCGGCGGTGCGGGCGACGGCTACCTCTGCGTGGAGGTCAAGGCGCCGGGTCGCCCCTATCTGTACGTCAACCCGGAGGGCGGCGATTACGCCCGCTACGTGGCCCGCCTCGGGTAATCGAAAAGATCGAGAAAGAAGCCGAGAACAGCTTGGCTTCTCAATCGAACAGCGCGTTACTACGGGTGTCGCAACGATCAACCACAAGGAGCCCACGATGAACAACACCAACCAGATCCCCGCCACCCGAAACGACGCCTGGGGCTTTTGGGGCACGATGAACGAGAACGCCACCGCAGCCTGGCCGACGGCGATGACCGCGATCTCGGATGCCACACACCAGCCCCTCGACTCAGTCCGGGCCTTCCTCGACAGCCGGCACGGACGCCACTTCGCGGACGATGTCCTGAACCAGATGCACGCGGGTCGCGCCCTGACGGACGCGATCCACGCCGCCACCGAGCAGTGGATGGGCTGGAAGATCGGACGCCAGACCAGCAAAGACTACGGCATCCCGCGCGGCCTGCCTTACCTGACGGGCTTCGTGATTCACTGCGAGATCGTCGAAGAAGAACTCGCCGCCTGAGGAGAGCGACATGGCCGCAGTCGCCACCAACCTGACCATCGAAGCCAACTACGACGAGTTCGTCGCCGAATTGACCGCGCTCACCCGCAAGTACGGGGTGGCAATCAAGTCAGTCGGCGGCGTCATCCTTGCCGACCACGCCGACGAGTTCCGCAACGTCACTTACGTTGCCGATATCAGCAGCGGCGACCTCTACCCGAGTTTCCCCGAGTCCTGACAGATCGTCGAACGCCACCCCATCGGATTCGCGGGTGGCTTGTTGTCCGGTCCAGTCCTGCCAGCGGCGCACGATCACATCGACGTACTTCGGGTCGAGCTCGATCAGCCGCGCCAGCCGTCCCGATTTCTCGGCGGCGATCAGCGTCGTGCCTGAGCCGCCGAAGGGATCGAGCACCACGTTGCCAGGGCGGCTCGAATTTCGGATCGCGCGCTCGACCAGCTCCACCGGCTTCATCGTCGGGTGCAGGTCGTTCTTCTGCGGCTTCTTGATCTGCCACACGTCGCCCTGGTCGCGGTCGCCACACCAGTGGCGTTCGCCGCCCTCGGGCCATCCGTACAGGATCGGCTCGTACTGCCGCTGGTAGTCGGCGCGACCGAGCGTGAAGGTGTTCTTCGCCCAGATGATGAACGTCGACCACTTGCCACCGGCAGCGCGAAAGGCGGCCTGCAGCACATCCAGTTCGCTGGACGACATCGCCACGTAGATCGCGCCACGACAGTGGGCGATGGTCGGCGTCAGCGCCGCCAGCAGAAAGTCGTAGAAGCCATCGCCCAGGTTGTCGTTCAGGATCGCGCGATCCTTGCCGCGCATCTTGTCCTTGGCGCTGTTGGCGTAGTTCACGTTGTACGGCGGGTCGGTGAACACCATGTCCACCGGCTCGCCGGCGAGCAAGGTGCGATAGCTGGCGGCCACGGTGGCGTCGCCGCACAGCAGTCGATGGCCGCCGAGCAGCCAGACGTCGCCCGGGCGCGAGACCGGCGTCTCGCTAACCTCGGGCACCGCATCGTCATCGGTTTCGCCTTCGCCATCCGGTTCATCGCCCGCCAGCAAGTCGGCCAGCGCATCGGCGTCGAAGCCGGTCAGATCGAGGTCGAAGCCTTCGTCCTGCAAGGCTTCCAGCTCGACGCGCAGCAGTTCATCGTCCCACCCGGCGTTCTCGGCGATGCGGTTGTCCGCGATCACCAGCGCGCGGCGCTGTGTCGGCGTCAGATGATCGAGCACGACCACCGGCACCATTTCGAGGCCGAGTTTCTGCGCGGCAGCGAGCCGCCCATGACCGGCGACGATCACGCCGTCGCTGCCCGCGAGGATGGGGTTGGTGAAGCCGAACTCGGCGATGCTGGCGGCGATCTGCGCCACCTGCGCGTCGCTGTGTGTGCGCGCATTGCGTGCATAGGGCACGAGCTTGGCGGTCGGCCACTGCTCGATCTTGTCGGCGAGCCACGAGCTGGTCATGCCGCAACCTCCTCGATGCGCTCGCCCTCGACCTCGTCGAAGGTCTGACCCGTGGCCAGCAGCGTGATGGCGACTTCGGGATGGTTCTGCCGGAAGCGCCGGATGGCGACATCGACGTACTCCGGCGCGATCTCGACCGAGCGGCAGACGCGCCCGGTGCGCTGCGCGGCCAGCATCGTGCTGCCGCTGCCGCCGAACGGCTCGAACACCAGATCGCCGATGTTGCTGAACGCCTCGATGACGAACTGCGGCAGCGCCACCGGGAACACGGCAGGATGGTCGATGCCTTCGCCGATCTTGCCCTTGTGGCGCATCACGCGGATCACCGAATCGGGAATGCGCATGTCCTGCGTCGGCTGGCCCGCGTGCGTCCAGCCGTTGACTTCGCCATCCTTCCCGCGCATCGCGGTGGATGAGCCATCGGCGCGCAGGTGCGTTTCCTGCCCGGCGAACTTGCAGGGCACGATCTTGTTGGGCTTGCGACTGGCGCGGTTGAAATGGAACACGAACTCGAAGCTGGGCGCGAAGCGGCCCTGCCAGTCGCCGGGCATTCCCGGCCCCTGATCCCAGACATACCAGCCGAAGCGCCGCCAACCCTTCGTCCGCATCCAGCCGAGCCACGCTTCCCAATACGGGACGAACTCGTTGTCGCGGTGGATCAGGCCGAGGTTGACCAGCACCTGGCCGTCGTCGGCCATCGGCAACTGAGCGAACACGCCGCGCATCAACGCATCCCAATCGGCGATGCCGCCGGTGGTGTAGTCGCGCTGGTTGCCGTAGGGCGGCGAGGTGAAGCACAGCGCCGCTCGCTCGCCCGCCATCAGCGTGGCGACCACGTCGGCATCGGCGGCGTCGCCGCAGATCAGGCGATGCGCGCCGATGGCCCAGACGTCGCCCACGCGGGACACCGGCGTGGCCGGAGCATCGGGCACGTCATCGGCGTCGTCCGCCGCGTCGTCCTGTTGTTCGCCCGCGTCCGAGACTTCGGCGCTTGCCAGCAGGTTTCGCAGCTCGGACTCCTCGAAGCCGGTGAGCGCCAGCTCGTGTCCGGCCTCGGACAACTCGGCCAGCTCCAGCGCCAGCATTTCCTCGTCCCAGCCCGCGTCCAGCGCCAGCCGGTTGTCGGCGATGACGTAGGCGCGCTTCTGCGCCGTGCTCAGGTGCGCCAGTTCGATCACCGGCACCTCGGCCAAGCCGAGCTTGTGCGCGGCGGCAAGACGCCCGTGGCCCGCGATGATGCCGTTGCCGCCATCGACCAGGATCGGGTTCGTCCAGCCGTACTCGACGATGCTGGCCGCGATCTTGGCAATCTGCGCCTCGGTGTGCGTGCGCGGGTTGCGGGCGTAGGGGATCAGCGTCTCGACCTTGCGGTACTCGACGTTCAGAGGATTCAAGGGTGTCGGTTCCAGAAAAAACGAAACCCGCCGACGGACGACGCCGTGGGCGGGTTGGAGTGTGAAGTGCGAACTGGACGGGGTGCGAACCTGCGAACCTGTGCGAACCTCGGTTCGCACCCTGACGCTAGAAAAGCGCCGCGCTCGCGCCCCCCGCATTGCGATTTCGGCAGGAAGGACCCCTTTTGCCTCGGGCCGCTCGCCGCGCCGTCGCCGCTGTCCAGAAGATAGCTGAAATACTACCCCCGACCGGGCTGATTTGTTGCGGGGTCAAAAACCGCTCAATGCCGCCGATGCCCGCGCATTGCCGACCACCTGCGCCAAATCACGCCAAATCCCTACGCAGTGACGACGCCATTGAGCTGGTCGGTGACCGTCTGCAAGGCGCGCTGCCAGCGCCGCCATGCCGTCGTGCGGTCGCAGGCGAAGCGGATCGTGATGTCGCGCCAGCCGTAGCGCTTGGCCCGCATCCACACGAGGTGGCGCTGCTCGACCTCCAGCCACTGCACCCACTTCATCGTCTCCAGCATCCGCTCGATGGCGTCCGGGCTGGGCGGGTACGGTCGATAGACCGTCTCGTCGGCCGCGAAGGCTTCCCACTCCTTGCGCACGATGATCGGCCAGGTGTTGAAGTAGCCCTGCACGCGCACGGGCGGCAGGCGTCGTCCGGTGCTGGCCGCTTCCTCGAAGCGCGCGGCGACGTCTTCGATTGTCCAAGCAGCGCGACGATCAGCCATGACGTGCGCCTCCCTGTCCGTAGAGGCGTTCGCCGATGCGCCGCACGAACTCGCGCTCGATGAAGTCGAGGCGTTCGTCGGCGGCGTTGACGACAAGGATGTGCTGGTCGCGCCAGCCGCGTTGCTTCATCGCCTCGAGGTCGGTGATCTCGGGTTGCACGCGGCCCAACGGGCAGCGATAGGTGGGCGTGGGAATCTTCATCTCAATCCTCCCGTTCCAGATCGTGCTGTGCGATGGCCCAGTGCAGCAGCGCCAGTGCGTCGGCTTCGTTGTCATCGCCGGGCGCGTGGCCGCGCGCGGTGACGGAGGCAGTCACCTCGTCTTTGCCCGCGTTGCCTTTGCCGGTGGCGTGCTTCTTGATCGTGCCGACCGGCACGCCCTGATACGGAATCTGGTGGTGCTCGCACCACGCGGTGAGCGTGGCGAGGAAGCCGCCGTAGGCGTGCGCCGCGTCGGTCGAAACGTGGCGGCGCACCTCCTCGAAGTGCAGCGTGTCGATGCCGTCGGCCACGGCCTTCAGTTCCGTGAGCCAACGCTTGAAGCGCAGGAAGCGCATGCCGCCGCCTTCGAAGCGTTGCGGACGGAAGCTCTCGCTGCCGCTGGTGATGCTGCCGTCGCTGCCGCGCAGCGCCCAGCCCGTGATGGTGCCCAAGTCGAGGGCGAGGATGGTCGTGGTCATGTTTGCAGTCCTTGTTCGGTGCGGACTGACGGATCGGACGGATCACATCGAAACTCCCCGTGAGGTGCGTGTGCGCGCACGCGCGCGTAGGAGTTACGACGTAGTCCGTCAAATCCGTCAGTCGGGTGTGTCGGCATGGCGGTCAGTTGTCGGCGTAAGGGGTGTAAGCGGCCGTGGGCGGATGTTTGAGGCCCACGCCACGGAAGCCGCGCAGGCCCGCTGTGTTGCGCCACTTCTCGACGCCACGGGTGATGAGCAGATCGGAGAACCGCTTCTGCGAGCCGATGAACTCGCCAGCGGAATCGGCCCACTGCTTCCAGTCGTTGAACAGTTCGGCGGTCAGCGACTTCGCGTTGGCTTCGCGCACGCAGCGTTCGTCAAGCCAGCGGCCCAGCGCGTCCTCGGCCTCGAAATACTCCTCGGTCGCTTCGAGCACCTGCTGCGGCGGATCGAGGCGGCCCAGACGCTGCCAGTCCAGACAGCCCTGAACCGCCCACGCCAAGATGCCGTCGCGCTCGGCCAAAAGCTTCTGCTGGAGATGCTTGTCGCGGCGCTCGGGCGGCACGGTGATCGTGAACGGGATCAGGTGCAGCCGCCGCTTCATCGCTTCGTCGATGTTGCGAATGGCGGGCTTGTGGTTGCCCGCCACGACCAGCTTGAACTGCGGGAAGAACTCGAAGAAGTCCTGCCGCATGAAGCGCGCGGAGATCTTGTCTCCGCCTGTGAGGTTCTTGACCTTCGATTCGGCCCAGCGCCGCCCTTGCTCGGTTTCGATGGCGGCCACGAAGCGCGCGCCGCGCAGGCCCGCCATGTCGGTCGGGTGCCGGTCGGTGCGCGTCTCCATGAAAGTGTCCATCGGCGCGTTGGCCGCGTAGTCGCCGAGGATCGTGGCCAGCGTGTTGACGAACACCGACTTGCCGTTCGCGCCCGTGCCGTACAGGAAGAACAGCGCATGTTCCTGCGTCGAGCCGGTGAGCGTGTAGCCCGCCATCCGTTGCAGGTAGGCTTGCAGCTCGGCGTCGTCGCCGGTGATCTCCACCAGGAACTGCCGCCAGATCGGGCAGTCGCCACCAGGCGTGGCCGTGGTGACCTTGGTCATCCGGTCGGCGCGGTCGTGCGCACGCTGCCTGCCAGTCTTGAGATCGACCACGCCGCCGGGCGTGTTGAGCAGCCACGGATCGGCATCCCATTCGGCGGTAGTTGCCGCGTGTCTGCGATCAGCGCGCGCCAGCCGTTCCACGCCGCCGACCGTGCCCGAGCTGGCCAGCTTGGCGGCAATCTTGGGGTTGTCGGCGTGGACGGCGGCGTGACGGCAGACGCTGCGGATCAGGTCGGTGGCTGCGAGCGTGTCCTCGGTGCGCCAGCGGTGCCCGTCCCACACCAGCCAGCGGCCCCACGCCGCGACGTAGCGCCAGTCGCGGTGGTAGCGCCGCGTGAAGGCCAACGCCAGCGCATCCTCCGTGCCCCACACCGATTCGTCGCTGCTGACCACCGGCTCGGCGTCGTCGGCGACGTCGTGCATCTGGAGACGCGGGCCGTGGGTGAGGAAGGCCGCGACGTCAAAGCCCTCCATCACGGCGTCCGCCGCGTCCCAGCCGTCCGCCGCTTCCTCGGGCGGGTACAGGATGTGGCAGGTCTTCGCGCCGGCCGACAGGATGGCCTGCGCCGCTTGCGTCGCGTACTCCCAGCCCGGCTTGTCGCGGTCGGGCCAGACCAGCACGGCCTTGCCCGCCAGTGGCGACCAGTCGGTTTTCTCGACCGGGGCGTTCGCCCCGTGCATCGCCGTCGTCGCAACGACACCCGCCTCGATCAGCGCCTGCGCGCATTTCTCGCCTTCGACCAAGACCACCTGCGTGGCGCTGGTCATGCCCGGCTGGTTGTAGAGCGGGCGCGGATCGGGCGGAGCCATCTTGCGGCGGCGCGCGTCCCACGGGCGGAACTCCTTCTTGCGTCCGGGCGGGTCGTAGCGGTAGACGACCGCGATCAGCTTGCCGGAGGCGTCGAGGTAGTCCCACTTCGCGGTGGCTGGGCCGAGGTCGTCGACGGGGGCTTCCTTTTTCGATTTGCGCGCCGGTGCCGCCGGAGCGCGTCCGAGCAGTTCGGTCGCCGCATCGAGCACGCGCGGGAAGTCGGTGTGGGCATCGATGCCGAGGTGCGCGGCGATCAGCGTGAAGATGTCGCCGCCGTCGCCCGTGGCGCGATCCGTCCACAGGCCCGCCTTGTCGCCGGTGAGCACGATCTCCAGGCTGTCGCCCGGGCTGCCGAGCACGTCGCCGACGAGGAACTTGCCACCGCGCTTCTTGCCTGCCGGGAACAGCGCGGCCAGCACCGATTCCAGCCGGACGAGTAGTTCGACGCGGATCGCTTCGCGTTCAGCATCGAGGTCACGAGGAACGGGCGTCTGCGTGTCGTTGAAATCAAGCATCCACAGCCTCCTCGCCGGGCTGCTGCGCGACGATCCACGCTTCCAGCTCCGCAGGCTTGAAGCGAACGAGCTTGCCGACACGGTAGTGCGGGATGCGGCGTGCCTTGCGTTCCTTGGCTTGGGAGAGCCAGTACGACGGCAGGTTGAACATCAGCGCGGCCTGGCGCACGTCGATCAGTTGCTCTCCGAGCAACTGGTTCATCGGGGATTGGCTCATGCCGGTGTCCTCCAGCAGCGGTCTTGCCACGCGCACATGCGGCACTCGAAGTGGGTGGCGTCGTTGAAGCCTCGTGGCAGTAGTTCTCCGGCTTCGGTCGCGGAGATGACCTTGACCGCACGGTCGGTCATGCGCTGTGCGAGCGCGGCGTCGAAGGGCACCAACTCGACGTAGATCTCCATCGAGTCGGCATTGATCGCGGTGAACAGCGCCGGGTGTTCATGCAGTTGCAGATGCGCCTGATACAGCGCGACCTGCGCCGCGTACACCGGCTTGGCCACCGCGAGGCCTTTGGTCTCCAGCTCGCGCCACGACTTCGTGCCGAGGCATTTGTTCTCCCACAGCGCGGGATAGCGAAAGCCTTCCGGCCCGCCGACGATCACGCCATCGACGTGACCGCGCAGCCGACCGTGCGCGTCGGAGAAGCCGAACTGCCCGCCGTCGGGCTTGCGCGTGCGCAGGTCGAAGCCCGCGTCGCGCAGCCACGCCACCATGCAGTCCTCCATGACGTGGCCACGCTCGAAGATGCGCAGCATCCGGCCTTCGGTGTCGCGCCCATGATCGACCGGAGCCTTGGCGTACTCGAACTGCAAGGCGCGCTCGCACGCCGCGCCCAGACGCGACGCGCCGAGGTAGTCGCGCGCGGGCTGCTGCGCGCGGACGCGTTGCATGCCGAGATCGACCAGTGCCGTGATCTGGCCGGACAGGCTGGACGAGGAATTGAAATCCATCATGGCTTCCTCCCTTTCGGCTCTTCCCAGGGAAGGTCGTCCTCCAGATCGGCCAAGGGATTGGCCATCGGGTCGCGCGTCGGAACCATGCCGCGCACGGGCGGGAACTTGGTTGCCTCGTGGTGCTCGACCATCGCTTCCGTGTAGCAGGTGACGATGGCGTCGATGACGCGCATCGCCTCGGCTTCCGCGTAGTCGCCCAGGGGCTTGCCGAAGCCGATCTCGTCCGCCGCCTCGCCGAAGGCCTTGAGGCATTTGCGCATCGCGGCCAGTTCGACATCAGAGGGATCGATCATGGAGACCTCCCCGATGCCGACGCGGCCTTCCTTCGCGCGCGTCCAGTTGCCGTAGAGCATGTGAAAGGCGTCCTGGCAGCGGCGCGAGCAGAACACCCAGTCGATCACGTAGCGGCGCGGATCGGCGGTCTTGAACCGGCCATCGGTGTGGCCGTAGCCGCGCGCCTGTCGTTTGCAGACCCAGCATTTCATCCACCCCCCTCACTGCGCCCAAGCGGGCTTGCCGGTCACCGGCGCGCGCTGAGGCGCGGGCGTGGTAGCTGCATGGGGAGGCGTGGCTTGCGCCGGAGCGCCCGAGGTGCCGCCGCCGGTCTTGGCCTTGGGCGGCACGCCCATGAGCTTGGCGTACTCGGGGTGGTCGGGTTCGACCGCGAGCTTGACGACGTTGCGATCCAGACCCTTGGTGTCCTTCTCGACGTCCACGCGGGCGAGGAACTCGATGCCGTCCAGTTCGTGGAAGCCCTGGATGCGGCGCGCGGCGGCGGCTTGCGGGCTGTTGTCCTGCGGATGGACGTTGCGCGCGCTGTTGAGGACGGCGCGGATGAAGCTGCGCCCCATCTGGCCCCAGGTCGGGCCCTTCTTCGAGTGCAGGCCGATGTTCGACCACATCTTGCGTTTGGCATGCTCGCCGCCAGTGACGACGAACTCGGCGGCGAGGTAGATCGCGCCGGTCTCGAAGGATTCGGTGGCGTAGCCGCCCGTCCAGCCCTGCGCCGGATCGTCGTGGCCACCGGGCTTGATGGTCATGCGCACAGGCACCAGCGTGCCCTTGGGGATGAGGTCGAAGCCCTGTTGCTGTTCGGCGTCGTTGAAGTCGTTCCAGTTCTGCGTGGTCATGGCGATTACTCCTGAGATTCGTGAGATGCGGGAATGGCGGAATGGGCGGCGGCGCTTGCGGACATGGCTGCGCCCGCGCACTTGGCGATCAGCGCGCTCAGGTCCGGCGGTTCGAGCAGTTCGAGACGACCGCTGCGGTCTTTTGCCGGGTAGCCGTAGGGATTGACGGTGTGGGTGACGAAGGCGCGGTAGGCGCTGCCGTCCTCGGCCTTGATCTCGGCCAGCGTCACGACCTCGTCGACGATGCCGGGCAGTTCGAGGCTGGTCTTGCTGCCCTCGATCTGCGGCACGAACACCTTGCGGTTGTAGTCGTCGAGCCGTTCGTCGAGGATGGCGACGAACACCACGTTCTTGCCGCGCGCGTGTTGCAGGTGGGTCAAGGCGCTGACCATCTCCTGACCGAGCAGGCCGTAAGCGCCGCGCATGTCGGGCTTGCCGGTTCGGTCGCTGACCGCCCCCGGTTGCGTCTTGCACCACGCGAAGCACTGACGCGAGAGCTGCGTGATCGAGTCGAGGAAGAAGGTCTGGTAGCGGTCGAGCTGCGCCGGATCGCCGAACTTCTCGACGACGTGGTCGTAGTGCGCCTGCGAGAACGCGGCCTCCGGCGGCAGGGCCTTGTCCGGCCCGGCGAGGAACACGAAGAAATCGCGCGACTCCGGCCACGATGCCGGACGGATGGTGTCGCCCGGCCAGTCGGCCACGGCGAGATCACCGGCCTCGATGTCGAGGAACAGGGTGGTGGCCGGATCGAGATCTTTGAGCCGGGTGGTCTTGCCGATGCCGGATTTGCCGAGCATCAGGAGCTTGACGCCCTTGCGTTCGGCCATGCGCTGCTGCGCGGAGATGATCGGGAGGCTCATCACGCCACCTCCTTCAACTGCTCGGCGACGGCGGGATTCCAGAGAATCTGGTAGCCGCTGTGGCCGTTGCGCGAGTACGGCATGGCCTCGGCCCATGCTTCACCGACCTCGGTCAGTTCCCATTCGTCGCGGTCGTTGCGGAACTGGAAGCCGTGTGATGCCAGCAACTGGTTCGTGGCCTTGGCCGAGCGGTTGAGCAGCTTGCCGAGCTGGGTGGCGTTGAGCGAGCAGATCGGCTCGTTGGCGGCAGCGCTCTTGGCTGGAAGGGCGCGGCGCAGCACCTCAGTGGTGAGGCCAGTGTTCTCCTGAATGCAGGTCAACGTCGCCGCCATCGCAATGCCGGTCTTCACGCCCGGCACCTTGGCGACCGCCTCGCCGATCAGCAGGATCGCGCTCACGCGGTCGTGGGTCGGCGCGGGCAAGGAAGCCAGCGTGCCGGGGGTGGAGTACGCGCCGGTCTTGCGGATCGCGGGCAGCACCTCGCCGGTCACCCAGCGTTTGAAGCGTTTCGCGGCGTCCTTGGTGCTGCCGAGGATCAGGGCGTAGAGGCCCGATTCGTTGACGTGGTTGGCGCGCTGCGTGCGCCCGAGGTTGTCGATGACCTCCAATTTCTGGAGGTCATCGGCATCGACGTGCGACTTGATCGCCTGAGACGGGTTGCCCATCTCCAATGCGTCGCAGACGTCGCTGGCGTTGAACCATGGCAGGCCCGCGTCGTCGACCTGCACGCGCATGGCGTGCGCCTCGAACTGGAAGGGAATGATCGCGCTCATGATCAGTCCTCCCACGCGACGTCGACGATGCGGTCGGCCCCGCGCGCGGCGCGCTTGCGCGCCTCGGTGTGGAGTTCCTCCAGTGCGGTGCGGCGGCGGCCGAGCGCCAGGGCTTCGGCGTTGGCGGTCTGGATGGCGAAGGCCAGTTCGTCCACCGTGGCCGCGTCGAGCGCCACGACGACGTCGTGGCCGTCGGCATCGCGGTAGCGGATGTCGTCGGGAAGGTATTCGCCGTAGATGGACGGCAGCTGCTTGCGCAGCGAAGCGATGAGGCTGGTGCTCATGATCAGTGCTCCGAATCGAGAGAAAGGGTGAAGGACGGCTTGCCGGAATCCACGGTGCGAGCGGCGGCGAACTGCTGCTGGAGCGCCGGAGGCCAGTTCGTGAAGCGGGATTCGGAGACGGACAACTTGATGTCGAGGTAGCCCTCGACCTTCTCGCCCGAGGCCACGATGCGCTCGGCGATTTCTGCCAGTTGCTTCTGATCCCAACTGACCTTCTTGGGCAGCTCGAACTTGATGCGCAGCTGGCCGTCGTCGAGGTGCACGGTGCCGAAGTCGCGGCCCGAATCGCGCAGTGCCGTGCGGGCCTGCTCGCCGTAGGCGGCATCGAGCGCCGCGTCGAACTTGGTGCGGGCCTTCTTGAGCCAGTCGAGGGCCTCGTCGAGGTTCTTGTCGATCTCGGCCTTCTGCACGGCGGGCAACGCGGCCAGTTGGCCGACGGACATCGCGGCGATGTCGGCGGGAAAGAGGGTGATGTCGTTCAT